CAGTTCTTGATTGATGTTTATTTTTCATTCCTTTAATCAAACTTGCTAGATTACTAGGATTATAAATTGTTAGCCCTGTACTATTAGTTCTAATCAATTCTGCCTCATCAACTTGTATGCCAAGTTCAGTAGCTAGTTCAACTGCCTCACTCAAATAACGATATGCTTTCAATCCAATCTTTAATTGTTCACATTGTTTTTGAATACTATCAATCCAAGTTTGGTGCGTTGAAACAAGATTACCTTTAGCAACTCGCCATTGTTCTAATTGTTGGTACTCATCTTTAGTACACGCAATCGTTCTTGAACGACAATGAGAAGTTCCAATAACATCTAATTGGTATTGGTCATTAAAAGATTTACATAGTCCACTAATATCACTATTATAATAACTATTACCAGAACGACTACCTAAAAATTTATCATTCGCCTCTTGGTGTTTAGTTTTAAATGGATTGTCTTGTTTGCCCTCTTGTTCAGCAAGTATGTCAGCATTTAATCCATTTTGTTTTAACTCATCTCTATAATAAGCATAAGCAAACTTTCTGCCCTCATCACTTCCATATTCATTTCCATTTAGATTTCCATATAAACCAAAATCAAAATGAGATTTTGTTTCCTCATCTTCATTCTCATCATTGACTTCTGTGTGTGCAAAATAAAAACATTTATCTTTTGCAACTACATCACATGGACTTCCATATTTAGATTTAAAATGTCTTAGCACTTTAACATCATCTTGAGGATATGCTCTTTCAACTATCTCTTTTGCAAGTTCAAATGCTTTTACATATTCAGCATCAACATTCTCTCTCGCTTGAAGATATGCCTCTCGCTCTTGTGTGTTTTCAGTTTCAAACACATTTTTTATTTTATTGAACATCTTATTACGAAGTTCAGTATTTAATCGTATTTTAGACATTTAGTCCTTTCTGTTAATTGTTAATAATTTTTTTATAAACTACCTTGACATTCCTGTCAATAGGATTATATAGGATATAGATTATTTATTTTGTTATGTTAAAATAAATATTTAGATTTGGGGTGTATCATAATCATCACCCCAAATTGATTAGTCCCTTGCTGACTGAACGGAAACGTATCGAGTTATGAGAGGGACTGATGCCTGGTCTAAGTTTAAAAGCACTCACTACCGGTGACGGTAAAAGAGGGACTTAGACCTGGTATCAGTGGTGGTTAGACTGTGAGTATAAACACTATAACACGGGTGGAGACTTCGGAGGTGGCCTCTTCTAAGACGTTTAACAAGGGCAGTCAACGGCCCCGCGTAGCACACCACTGGTAGTAATTTGTTGGTCTATTGTTAGATGCAAATTTTTAAAAGCGCTAGCATGGCAATGGACCTACTAATTACATATTGACCAACTAGGCGTCCATATTCTGCCTCTGGCGTTTCCCTGTACGTTAGCGATAATCCGAAAGGTAGCGACGATGTTGGACCAGGTCTGCCGGCCCTGGTAAAATGAAAATAAAATAAAAGCTTCAAGCGTCAAGCTTCAAGCATCAAGCTGCGACGATGTTGCATATGTACATATAAAAATTTATATGCATATTATTAATTTGCGCCCGTTTGCATGTATCCGGCGTCGTTAAACTCAAACATGCGGCCCCGGTCTGGATACAGGCTGGGGCAGCGCTAACAGAAGGAGAAAGTTATGAGAATTAAACACAACGATTTAACACACTGGTTCATCAGGGACCATGACCAGCTGCCGCGGGCGTATCTTAGAAAGTGCGAGAAGTTCTTCCAAACTATTCAGGACCGGTTAATTACAAAAAAGGATGCCGCGTTTTTATTCAAGCACCAAGCCTCAAGCAACAAGCGTCAAGCGGTCGCATTGTGGAAGCCTGGTATCCGGGTTAAAAATAGATTTAACAGAAAGGTATAAATGAACACACAAGAAGCTTTAAAAATAGTCGGGGGCCTGAGCAAGCCCTCAAAAATGCCGGGCTGGGCCTATGGTATACCGGCAGCGGAATGCAAGACTGGAGGCAAATTAAAACTTGTATCAGGCAGCACCTGCGAAGGATGCTATGCTGATAAAGGTTGTTATGTTTTTCCGGTTGTACAAGCAGCTCAATATAGAAGATTAGAGTCAATTAAAAATCCATTATGGGTTGGAGCTATGGCTCTTCTAATTAATTCAAAAAAATCTAAATGGTTCAGGTGGCACGATTCCGGAGACGTTCAAGACGTTAATCACCTGCTAAAAATTTTTGCAGTCTGTAAACTTACACCGGATACCAGACACTGGCTACCAACGCGGGAAGCGTGGACGCAAGACTTCCTGGACCAGGTACCAAGCAATTTAACATTACGATTTTCTATGCCGATGGTTGACCAGCCTGCAGCAGGCAGCTGGGCCAACACATCAACGGTAGTTAGCGGTCAGGGTAGAACATGTCCCGCACCTGATCAAAACAACGAGTGTAAAGACTGTCGCGCATGCTGGGACCCTTCTGTTAGAAACGTGGCTTATGGTAAACACTAATGAGCCACGTATTCAAACATCCGAAGTATTACGAAGAGCTGCGCAAGAAGCGCAAACAGGACATATTGCCGCGCGGCAATATGTCTCCTGATTCGGAGGAAAAGCGACAAGCGTCAAGCGACAAGCGTCAAGCTGCGACAATAAATCATATTAACAACAAGGAGGAAAATGAGTAAAGTGAAAATTAATAACAAACATGCGAAACGGTCAACTAAGACCAGCTCAACGCGAGCCGCTCGACAGGACCCTGAGCTAGCAGGTGACTCCACCGTGATAGAGCTAATGGAGCGCTCAGGGGATAGGGATCTAATGACAACAATTAAAATACTTCATGAAGAGTGGGCCCTGGATCAGGGATACCGGGATAAGCGACAAGCGCCAAGCATCAAGCGTCAAGCAGCAAGCCTGAAGCATGTACCAAGATACGTGGGTAGTGACTATAAAGCGACAAGCATCAAGCGTCAAGCGCTGACAAAAATTCCTCCAAATTAATCCAACCCTGGACCCGGGGTTCAAGCTTCAAGCCACAAGCAGCAAGTTCCCGGATACAAGAGCCCTCATAAAGTTTTGGAGTCTTGCTTCTGGCATCCAGAACTAAGATAAAAGTATTGAGTGGATGTTTCACATGGAACGCAATTTGATGTGGCGAAAATGTGACCTTGTTTGTTTTTGTATATTTTAGTTCTACAGTGAAAAAGTGGCAGTTATTATTATAACCCAATAGATCAGGAGTACCGGGAACGCTAATGTTTTCCAGTCTTGTCCACTGTATTTCTGTAAGATTTCTTTTAACTTGTGCATAGAATTTAGTTTCTGGTTTCACGTTATTTTTAAGGCAACAAGGCTAGCCAATTTTTTTCAAAACCTTACCCATATTCCATGTTTCAGCTTGAACTGTAAATACTAGACGGTGTGTCTCTCTAACTCCTATTAATTTATTTTCCATTAATTGTAAAGAGGCAATGTCATAAAATTTTCCATCTGGAAGACAAACTTGCACACGAGCATTTTGTGCTGTGCCATGTTGGCACATTTTATCCAGAACTTGTCTTAACATTTTACCTTGCATAAAACTTTCTATTCATGGCGCCCAGTATCTGTAGCAATAATAAACTTAAGGAGTTGAAAATAACTACTCGTAAGCCGACGCCAATCAATTCAATGTTTATAAGACATTGCGGTGAACCAAAATACTTTTGTAAATTATTTTCCACAACATCTATTGCGTTTATACCATTGTTGTGTTAAAAGTCAAACATGGGATTACCAAAAAGATTAACTGAACAGCAAATAAAATTCGCAAATTTATTGATTTCTGAGCAAGGTAGAAAGACTGCGACACAATGCGCAATCGAAGCAGGTTATGCAAAAGACTCTGCAAGACAAGCCGCTAGTAAATTACAGAATCCAAAATTATTTCCACTTGTAGTACAATACATTGGAGAATTAAGAGATGAATGGCAAAAACAATATGAAGTTACATTTGCAAATCATATTTCAGAATTAGGTAAACTTAGAGATGAAGCTAGAGAAAAGAAAGCTTGGTCTGCTGCAGTTAACGCGGAAGTAGCGAGAGGAAAAGCTGCTGGTCTGTATATAGAACAGAAAATAATAAGAACTGGTAAATTAGAAGACCTTTCAACAGAAGAATTAGAAGCAAGAATGAAACAGATAATTGATGACTACTCTCCCATCCTTGAAAACGTAGAGTTCGAACACCTAAAAGAAGAAGTAAGGAAAGAACCAAAACTAATTGAGGATACGTCATCAGATGAAGAACTATTAAATTAGTATTCTCTCCATTTTAATTATACAACCTTTAGGAAATACATTTCGATCAGAAAACAACTCATCGTTGTGTTCATAACTTCCAAACGTTCTGACGTTTTTATTATCTTTCTCATAAACATATGCATGAGTAATCATGATTGATGGTTTCATTCCAGAAAACTCATGAGCAGTCGCATGCCCGCTGTCACCGGTGATATCCGACCACGTAATTTTATAGAAATAATATTTCTTTTTGTTAATAACTACATGTCGGTATTTTGATTTCTTGCTTACCATGGTTTCCTATATACATAAAAAGGGGTATGTATGTATATATATAAAAAACAATTTACCCCCCTCTTATTGGGTATTATACTATTATATAAATTGTAACAGCATGTAACAGAATTGTAACAAATTGACCTGTTAAAAAACTCAATGTTTTCAATACTTTTAGTAAATTGTAACAATTGTAACAAATGTAACATACTTTTTATTTTTTTATTTTTCAAAATAAAAGTTTACCCCTTTTTCTGATTATATGTTACAAATTGGTCAACCTTACTGACCCATTTCCACATATATTGTTGAAATTCCTTATCTTTTACTACAAACTTCTGAAAATAGTTGTCTTTAGTGCACATTAGAATCACTCCAGACTGTATTTTAGTGTTATAAACATAGTTGTGGGCCATGGCGTATGCCGCCAGTTGCGTGAAGTAATCTTCAATCCACTCTCTTTTCTTGATTTTGTTGCTCTGCTTAAAATCTATGATAGACTCCCGGCCTTCATAAATTCCAACTAAATCTGTGGCTCCAGCGTAAAGACCTGGATAGTACAATGTGATCTCAGACCCCCATACCTCCTCCATAGAGCCCTTTAGACCCTCCTTGAAGATAGTTTGGGCCATGATGCCTGCTGCCTGACCCATGTCGCTTAAATCAGCGTGTCCTTCGCCGGTAATGTACCCTTCAATTATTCTATGCATAATGGTACCACGATTCGCTGCTTCATTCTTAATGTGTTCTGCCTTATTTTCGCCTACTTTTTGTTTCCATTTAGCCAATATTGCTTTCTTTTCCTCAGACTGTGTAGCCTGTAGAATAGTTGTGACACTTGGTAATTTTTCTTGACCAATATCATAATGACGTTGGTCATTAATCAATGATCGAATCGATGGTGGGTAGTCAAATTTTTTATTCCATATCATTAGTTTATACTCTTATCCTCATCTTTTTTGCCATGATAAACTTCGTACCATGCACCACAATCTTTATCGGGACAGTGGTACATGGATAAAATTAAATACTCAGAATCTTCTTGTCCAACATCCTCAGTATCATAATCATTCTGCCAGACTAGTTCAGTCTGGCAGGTAAAACATTTAGGCATTAGTATTTATTTTTCTTTAAATTGTCTAATCCCCATTCCGGTTTTAAATTTGAAAAATGAAAACATTTCTTTTGTTCGCTTTCTCTTGTCAAATCAAAATCAGCACAAGGTTTGATATGGTCAATATGCCATGCACCATAATTGTCCCAATTCATTCCTCTTTTAAATAACTTTTCAATATATTTTTTAAAGTCATCAGGAGTGAGACCCACTAAATCAAAAGTGTGTTGTGTTTTTTTGATATTATCTCGTTTTAATACATAGTACAATCGAGTCCTAAGATTATTTGCCAATCGATGTCTTGGATTGGTTTCTCGGTATTCCTTGTGTTTACTCATAACATATTCAGTTCTTCTAATCTTCGTTGAAGGTTCCATATGCCATATTTGATTGTACTCACGATTACATTCCTTACAATAAGGTTGTAATCCATCTTTTGTGGCTGTTTTTTTACTAAACTCTTTTGTAGATTTAGTATAACCACATCTTGGACAGTATTTAGTCATTCCCAACTCGCTTTCTTGTTATCTCTTCTAGTTCTGTACCATTCAAAAAATTTCTTATCAGTGAACCAATAAGCAACTTGATCCGGCGGTACTTGGTCCGTTCTTATACAGTCGTATAAATTCTCGTATTCAGACTTTTTAATATTTGGTTTTTTGCGGTCTGCCATCTTGCGTCCTTTCTCTATCATTCCATCTACAATCAATTTCTAAAACTTGATCCTTTTTACCATAACATATTTTGATAATATGACCAATCTTACTGGAGTCTATCCAGTAGTTCTTATAGTCTTTAATCACTATTGTTTTTCTAGTAGACATTTATTTTTACCACTTTCAATTACTTTAAAATTATAAGTTTCTAATACTTGTGCAATTAAACCCATATTATATTTAGTGTAATCATCAAATACAAATCGTGCATTTTTCTCACTTCGATTTGCAAACCAAACTGCTTCGGTGATCACATCTTTAGTCATGTGTGGGCCATCAAAATGTACAAATGCAAACGTAGAATGTCTATGTTCAGTATCATTCATAAATTTAGTGTCCGTCATATTACATAACGTAAACTTACCTTGATTGCGATAGGGCTTAAAATCATTGAGCATAGTATCTCTCATTTCATCGGTATAATCGCACGTATACTCTCCTGTATCATCATAATGTTGATATTTGAGGTTTCCATAGGGATCAACGCCAACATGAATATAATTGTTGATAACGTTATCCATAATAATTTTAGAACCAAGTCCTTCACGTACTCCGATCTCACAAGTTTTATAACCTTGACAATTAAACCCTTTGGTCCATTTGTCCAATAAGTCATAATCTGAACTATCCCCTCTGATCATTAGATTCCTTTTTTCTTAATTGCGATTGCAGATATATTTTTTGTTTACGCAACATATCTATTTCTTCTTCAAGTTTTCGAATATGTGCTACAGAAAGTAAATCCCTTTCTTTCTGTATGTTTTTAAATCGAGCTTCATCCATCATAATTTCTCCTTGTGAATCACACTGTGGGCATTGATGTATAATTTCCGTCGGATTCTCTATTGAATCCAGAACTTTTATATAACCGTTTCCAAGGCATCTTGGGCATATTGTTTTTGCCATAATTATTCTCCATTTCTTTCATTACTTTATTTATTTTTTTACGAACTATATTACCATCTAACTGAGCCATATAACATACTCCATCAAAATCTCGATTGGGTTTAGTTACATATTCGATTTCATAATAAATTTTATCTTTATGAAATTTTTTAAACTCAATAGTTCTATTTTTTAATTTAATTGCATCTTCAATTGCAACTACTAAAACATTTCTCCATAAATTTCTTACTGGATCAAAATTATCATACTCAATTAGAGTTTTTTGTACTAAGTTTGCCATTTAATTTCCTTGCTTTCTCATTGATTAAGACACCTAAAGCTTTAGCTCTAGATACCGATACTCCCGGAACTATAACAGCCCGGATTTTGTCTAACTTATCACAATCTTCATGTGATAAAGCGACAGATTTATATTTACTTATATCAGTCATTGATATATCCTTTCATAATTTATAACTAATAATATAGGATTTTTATATCTTTTTACAAGATTGTCAATGAAATTTATTTTAACAGTATACATCTGTTCTTTACTATCTGGAGAATGTGTTATTCCACAAGATAAGGAAGCAGGATTTTATTACCCTAAAGAATATGGTTCGCATTTCGGTTGTGTCCGTGATGGGTTAGGGGAATCTTTTGAAATATTATTTAGCGGTGATTACTTCAATGCCGATGCTATAGAAACTTATAAATTATACCCTAAGTTTGGTTGCGCTCAAGGCGATCCTTCGACTCAACCTGGGACACCTTCTTAAGTAATTCATACCACTGATCCCTGAGGCCTGGATCCTTAGTCTTGTTGTATTCGTTCGCTAACTTATCGGCCTTGTCCGATATATTTTTTAAAATCACGTTTCTCATTTTTGTTCTTTCTTTTTTTATGTACACCCGGACGCTTCTTAGGTTTTGGTCTTGGCACATAGTGTACAAATTTTTGTTTAGCCATTTTTTATATTATCTTTAATCCATTTTTTATCAGAATCTGATAACTGCATATATCTTATTCGACCATTGATATGCTGTTTTGTATCGTGGCCACAGTTTGTGCATCTGTAGTATTCTGAAACGATAGCAACTAAAATTGCTTCTTCTTCACATTCTTCACAAAATCCATGAACCGTATCTATCTTATTAAAAATTTTAATTTCTCTAGTCATACTAAATCTACTGCCTTTCCAATTACGGGTTTGTATTTAGTTTTACCATTCTCATCACGATAAGCAAGTAAGAACTGTTTACGTGGTTGATCGGTTATATAACTACAATGAACCCAACCACTATTAGGTTCACCAGGTACATAGAACTCTAAAATCATTTGATCAAAATCTAAATTTTTATAAATCCAATCAGCTACTTCCGCATTATCTTTACCGGGACATTCAAAATCAGCAGCTTCTGCTTTTGTATGTTGTGAATTTACAGAGCTACCTATCTTGACACATAGAGTAGGACTCCTGAAGCCTGATGTAATGGTTACTGGACCAAAGTGATCTCGTACTGGCTGTAAAATATTCTCGCACAGTAGTTTTAATTTTTCAATTTGATTGGCATTAGGATTGTTATCCACTCCTAATCGTATAGCAGTGTCCGATTTAATTAACTCTTGGAGAGTAAAGTTCCTGGAAAGGTTCATTATTCAAATATTATTTTTTTAATACTTATACTACCATCAATATTTTTTTCAAGTTCTGCTTCTGTTATTATACACTGATAAGATCTAGTATAACTAGGAGTTCTTTCAGCAATTCTTTTAGCTTTTAAGCATTCAGACATATCTGATTTATATCTATATTCAGATACTTCATTGTTTACCAACATAATTAAAGCCACAACTGTTTCTATCATTATTAGTGAGCTCCATTACCATTTGCAAATTTTATATCTCTTGTTGCATCCTTTAATTTCTCAATATCTTTTTTTAACTTTTCTATTTCATCTGTATGTTGTTTTAACATTATCCCTGTGTGTACATTTGCTTCTAACATTTTTTGCATCTTTTCAATTTGTGTTGCTTGCCACTCTAGGATCATAAATTGTTCTTGGTCTATAGGTTTTTGAACACTAGCCTCAAGTAAATCTTTTTCAAATAATTGGTTTTTAGTTTCAAGACGATTAAGTCTTTCAATAACACCAAAAGCAAACCACGCGCCTACACAAACTGCTGCGATCAATCCAATTAAATTACGTAATGGAAGACCAATATTTGTATTATCTGATATTCTTACTGACATGATAAACACTCATCAGAATCTGAATCTAATTCTGCTAATGCTTCTTCCTTACATTCTTTGCTGCAAAATAAATCAAATTGATCTTCTGCATCAAACGCTTCTTTACATTGTTTACATTGTTTTCTCATATTATTCTCCAAATAACCAATCGACATATCTTTGCCACCAGGATTTTTTAGTGGGTGCACCTAATATTACCGGTCCACATTCGCATCTTTCACAAATACATGTATCACATTTATCAACGGTTACAAAATAACCTTGACCGACACAATGACATCTGTGATCACAACTCTTACAATATTTTTTAGCCATCTTTTTTCTCCAAATTGTAAAACATTTTATCAGAATCTTCAGTTACCCATTCACCTGATTCGACGTCCCAAACTGTAGTTTGTACTTTATAGTCTGGCCAATCGTTTTTAGTTGTGTAACTATTTATATGCCAAATGATTCTGTTATTTGGCTGTGCAGCATAATTGCCGTTTTCAAGTGCCATTATGTGTGCGCACTTATGTTCTTGCGGAATTTCTGAATGTTCCGTGTTTAATATATTAGACTCTGGATGTGCCCAGTCAACCGTAAATAAGTATTGACCTTTATAGAATTTTTTATTTTTTCCTAAAAATTTTCCGTCTACTCTATCCAACCAATTAAAGCAATGCACGCTAGGATAATAGCTAAAACAATTCCACAATTGTAACTCGTCGACTGACATATCTGGCACTTCGGATCTAGAAAAACGTTCTTGGAAAAACGCGCTGATAGGCAATCTATAAAAGACCGCACCATTCGGTAGCATCGCATGAAATAAGAGCGCCTTCCCACTAATGCTTGCCAGCCCGAAGATAACACAGTCTTCACTTTCTCCATGATGTCCGGTAAAGTCATAAAGATACTCCTTCCTTATCTTGCAATAGATTGGTGGTATATCTGCATTCAAATAAGCCATAGTTCCCCATATTATTTAATTTCGCCCCAATTAGGACCTGATTCATAATCAACTTTATTAGGAACTTCCAATTCTACAGCTTGTTCCATTATTTGTTTTATTTTATCAGCTTGTGATTTTGATTCAATAGAAAAGTCTAATTCATCGTGAATCTGTATATGAGATAAAAATCCTTCTTTATATAAATCAACCATAGCTTTTTTAGTCATGTCAGCAGCACTACCTTGAATTAATTTATTTAAGGCTTTATAAGTAAAAGCTCTACGTGTTGGATTTTGATACCAATAATTTTTCTTTGGATTGCCATCTTTATCTTTTATAATATTACCTTCAAAATCTTTTAAATGAGGGCCCATTTCTTGTAGTTCTCTCATACGTTCATCATCTTCTGGTGGTACATATGTTCCCCAATCTGCACCTCTTAAGATAGGTTCATACTTAGGAAACCTACAACGTCTACCTAACAATGTTTTAATTTGTCCTCTTGACTCTGCAGCTTTCATAACTTTATTCATTAACTGTTTAACAAATGGTGCTTGACCATGATATTTTGCAAATAGTTCTTCTGATTTTTCTTTTGATACTCCAAGTTCTCCCTGTAGTTTTGCTTTACCCATACCATAAAACAAACCTAGATTAATTGTTTTAGCTTGTGATCTCGGTATAGATGCCATCTCTGCAACTATTTTGTGAAAGTCTGTTGATGGATCTGATTCATATGAATCTGCAATTGTATTTACAGAAGGGAGTCCAAATTTTAATGCATAGTGTGCAACAAGTCTTGGTTCCTGTTGCGAGTAATCAAATGTTCCCCATGTACAATTTTGTTCTGGTATAAATAAAGATCGTAGTAATGGCCCTGTTTCCGGATCCCTGGCGGGTATCTGCTGTAGGTTTGGATTCGCATAACTAAATCGTCCTGTAACCGTTCCTCCATCATCTGAACGTATTTGATTGATATCTGCATGAATTCTACCTTTATGTTCATGTTCTAAAATAGTGTCAATAAATGTAGTTCTAACCTTGTTTATTTTTCTAGCTTCTGCTATCATATTCACTACAGGATTTTCATGATTAGAAATAAAATTTTTTGTAAATGAAGGAGAGTCAGTCTTTTCAGTACGGCTATAAGGTAGCTTCAGTTTGTCAAAAACTTTGGCAATGGATTGTGCTGCCCATATCTGAGTATCTACTCCTGTTTCTATTTTTATTTGTTGCAATAGGTTCTCTTCTTTTACTGCCAGTGCTGTTTTTAATTGATTGGCTTTGGACACGTCTACCCGCACCCCTAGGAAGCGCATATCAACTAAACAAGGAAAAAGATCAGTCTCCAAATTAAATATATCTTGAAGATCATCTTCAACAATTACTTTTTTTAATTTGTGCCAAAGTCTTAAAGTAAGTTCAGCATCTTTTTCACCATATGCTCCAACTTCCATTGCAGGCATTCTCCACATATCTGCTTTAGGATCTAAACCTCTTTCTTTAGCTGCTTGAATTAATCTTGCTTCGTTCTTGCCTTCACTTAAATGATGCCAAGATAAAGTATTCAACGTATACGAGAATCTATTTTCATCAATTAAACTTGCTGCAATCATTGTATCTATAATTAAACCATTGATTTTTATACCTAAATTACGTATCCAACATACGTCATACATTGCATTATGAAATATTTTTGTAGAAGGTGATTCACAAATATCTTTAAACCATTCTAAAGTTTTCTTACGATCTAGATTTGGACCTTCTTCATGTGCTATTGGAAAATATCCTTTATACCCATCTACAGCTACACCGATACCTACTATTTCTCCATTACCAATAATAGCACCTGAACCTTTTGATTTTAAATCAGGATCTCTTGTTTCCAAGTCAATTGCTATTTCATCTGCATTCCTTAAATCAGGAAATTCAGTAGGCATGTTCCATTCTGTTTGTGGCACTATCATATTAAATTAAATAAATAGATTGTTAAAATACATAAACCCATTAGTTCTGTGTAAACATTCATTTCTTTTTGCCTATGTCTTTCATCTTTTTAATTTCTAATTCACAGTAATGAATTATTTTTTCTAAATCTTGTATGCCATTTTTATTTTTATAACGACACACATACTTTATAACATTCCCTTGAAAAAAGGAAAGGTCATTTTTAGAAATGAATTCATAAGGTTGAATGTGAAAATCCTTGTAGTGACTTCCGCCTATCTGCTTGTCTTGTGGAAATGCGTTTTCAAATATATCTTTACTTGTCATAGTTCATAACCCTTTCTTGTTATTCTTGCTTTTAGTTTATATAAATTGTTACGTGCTCTTGTTATACCCACGTACCAAACTCTATGTTCTTCATCTTGTTTATCTTGACTTCTTTTGATTGACTTTAATATTTTATCGCCAATATCCAAACATAGAATTACATTGTCTTGCTCACCACCTTTTATTGCATGAATAGTAGATAACCATATTCTTGCAGGCTGATCTAAATCTTCTTTATTATCTAATGTGTGTAGTAAATATTCTTTATCTTCATCTTTAGCTAATTTAAATGCAGTAAACCAATTATGATTTGCATTCCATTCAACTTTACCTATAAAATCTTTTATATCTTTTATTTCTTCTTCATTTAATTCTTTACCATTACGCCATAATTCATAATTTTTAGACGCTTTATACATCCTAACTTTAATACTTTTACCTTTATTACTTTCAAAATATAAACCTTTACTTGTTAGTTGTTCTTGTATTTTTAAAAGTCTAGATATAGTTCTAGTTAGTATTAACCATTTTCCTTTTGTTAAATCTATTTCATCTATATTATTTATTTCTTCACACAAACCTTCATAATTTCTTGGATAATATTTTTTTAATTTTCTAATCCCCACTATATTATTTATAGGTATAATAGATTGTTCTTGAACGGATTTAGATATTCGTTTAGAATACTTCAAAATTTTTTCTTTTGCAGGTTCTTGAATAAATCTCTTGACATCAGCACCAGCCCAGGCAAAAATAGCTTGGTCATCATCACCCGCTAAATAAACATCTTTAGATTTTGTTTTTAAAACATCATACAATTTCCATTGTAAAGGTGATAAATCTTGAGCTTCATCTATAAATATAACATCAAACTCAGGTAATTTTTTAGGTTTAGATATTAACATTTGTATCATGTCATTAAAATCTAGAAGTTTTTTCTTCTCTTTAAATATTTTTAAGTTATCGTAAATGTGTTTTAAAGGTGCCCACTCAACAATTTTTGGATCATGTTCTTCTAAATTAAATTCTTCTTCTAAATCAACACATCTATTAATAGATCTATGTATTATTTGAAAATATGGATTTTCAAAACCTAAATAAAAAGACTCATCTTTATTATAACGATCATAAAATTTTACCTGTAAATTTATTTTTTTACCGAACTCTTCATAATGATAAGGTTGCATAACATCTTCTTTATTTATATCTAGACAATCAAACCCCAGTGAATGTAAAGTTCTAAAGTAAATTAATTTTTTATCTTCTGCTGGCATTCTTTTTTTAGCTTCAATTGCTGCCTTTTTAGTAAATGCAAAATAACCTATTCTATGTAATGGTGTACCAGTTCTATGATATGCTTTTGCTCTAGATATTAATTTATATGTTTTACCTGTGCCTGGAGGACCATAATATTTATATATCATACTATATCGTCTTCGCTTTCTATTTCGATTGACTCGTTAATTTCTTCTGGTTCATCAAAAAGAAACAATGGTACTCGTGCTACTCTTATTGGTTTAAAATATTTACCACCATCATCTCTACCAGGATATCTTTTTAATTTTCCAAAATAAGCTTTCTTATCATCATCTTTATCTTCTTTATCAAACAATTGATGTGAAATCATATAAGATGTTTTTTGTGCATCATATTTCCATTCTTCATTTTTTAATTTGTCAAAAAATTTATCAAATACAAACCATGCAAATTTTTCTTCAACTAAAGGTCTGCCACTTTCAAATGATGAATGTGATGTAGCCTGTGCTCCATAAATATGTTTTTGTAATAATTTCTTTAATATTTCTAATGGACTTGTACCTTCTGCAGGTTCTATAGTTTGTATGCCTGGAGTTAGTAAATTAATTATATTCTTTAATTCCTGACGCTTGATCCCTGGTGCAACAATATGTGCTTGTTCGAACATAATGTTTTCAAACTCACTAGGATTTAAAAGTTTATAAGTATTTTTTACATATAATTGTATATTTTCTCCTTCATTATTCTGAACCGTTACTCTCCACTCTGGATTAGGTTTATAATTAATTTTTTGTAAGTTACTGAGTTCTGGAAAATTAGGTTTACCATCAGATAAAACTCCAAATTTTCTTTTTACACAAACTGCTTTCATACAAGATCCCGCTAATAATTGATCACTGCAAGTAAAACCTTTCTTTTGTTTTTCCCAACTACCTATTTTTGATTTAATATGATCATCAGTCCAGTGTTCATCAAAAGTAAAATACTTTCTGCCTGCTTGTAAAACCATTTTCTTCCAACTATCTGGATATTTCTTTTTAGCAAACACCATGTAGTTATATAAAAATCGATCCCTACCATCTGTAAAAGTCATTATTTCTTTAGTTAATTTTTGTAGACATGGAGGACCATCTTCAAATTCTTCTGCGCCGCCTTTTAATTCTTGTGCAACTAAATCTTCTTTTACTTTTTTAAAATTTTTTGGATCAATTAAATTAAGTTTAACAACTTCAATAAAAGTTTGAAATGGCATAAGTGTACCATCTAAATTTAAAGCTTTACGATCATCACCGTTGTAAGGTAAATTAATAAAATTACCATTTGACAGTGTTCCATCTTTAGATCTTAATTGTGTTTGTTTAGGAAATATTTCTGTTCCTTGTGGAAGTTTAAATGCAAATAATAATTCTTCTAAAAAATTCCTTATCTCTTTTGCTTTTACCAATCGAGTGGTAAATACATATAAATGTAATCCACCACTCTTGGATAGGATAGGGATGATTGGTAAATTTTTATCTTGAATGATGCCTAGATAAAATTTTCTGTCTATTGGATATTGGTCAACATCTATTGCACCAAACCTTGCCATACCTTCATCAGTACAAGGTTGTATTCCAATTGATTTTAATCCTTTAATGTGGTCTTCATAATCTTGATCAGTGACTGGATCTTTAGTCCATTCATGTTTCCATTTCTTTTTACCTGTTTCAGGATCAATGTGTCCTTCATCTATTTTACAGACACCATAACTTCTTTTTAAACCACTAAAATATTCTATGTATTCTTTCATAAATTCCTATCCGTTTAATCCTTAAGGAGGGCCAGTCTCCCGGCCCTGCCTTTTCTTGCAAGTGTTCTCTTAGAGAATTAGATAATATCTTCGGATTTACCTTCTTCAATTTTCTCGTACTTAGGTTTATTCATCCCAGCAGATACTTGTTTTTGAAAGTCTTGACCCATTTTGTAGATAGCTGCATCTGTTCTATCAGACACATCTAACATTCTAACTAAAGATGGTTTATAAATATGCCAAGTTTTATCTCCTGCACTTTTTTCAACTGTCTTTAATTTAAAGATTGCTGAGTATGCTGCCGGTTGAAAAGAACCTTTATCATCTGTCATTCTTAAATTAGAAATAAGATTGTTAAGTTCTCTTGCTGGTGTAAGATTAGATGATCTCATAGTGATCACTGCTTTTCTTGGTTCACCATTCAACATAGCAAGAATAAAGAAGTACATTGTTTTTTCAACATAGTTACCATTAAGTAATCTATATTTAATACCTCTTATTTCTTCCTTAGCATTAACAGGTGGTGTCATATGTGTTCCAACGGGTGCTGCAACACTATCACCTTTTTCTTGCCATTCAGGATATCTAGTTTGTGAATGTGCTACAATCACATCTAGTCCTTTATTACCATCTATTAGTTGTCCAAAACTATTAGAGTATATCATTCCAGGTTGTGCGCCTTCAACAAATTTAGGACTTCTTGAATTACACTCTGGCGATAATTGGTGTAAGATTTTCAGAATCGGTGTTGATACGTCATCTGATTTTATTTCTTCTGCACCCTTACCAGAATCAGCTCGTAAGTTTACAGCAGCTAGTGCACCTGCACTATTCTTTTTTACTATTTCTTTTTCCATAGTATTTTACTCCTTATTATTTATTATTTATTTTTTAGTAGTCATACTAGTTCGGTTTCCCTCTAGTATATTAAATAGATCAGCAGGAACTTCATTACCTTTTTCTTTCCATTCCTTCATCACTACTGAGAGTGAAGCGTGGTGAACTGTTTCTTTTTGAGAAGGTTCATAACCACGCTCCCTCGCAAGGTTAACGTAATCGATAGCCTTGTTATCTTCGTTTTGACCAAAGTTTACTGTGATTTCATTTTTCACAATATCCCCTAAGCCATTTTCTCGAAGCCATTGTATCGCTTCACCTTTTTTATCTGCTTTAGCTGAAGCAAAAAACTTTTTACCTACAGATAGTTCTGAACCATCTTGTAATTTTAAAGTTTTTAAATTCATTTTTTCCATTAAGTCTGGAATAGTAAATTCACTTATATATTTTTCTTGTGATTTTAATTCTTTTAATTTTATTTCTGTTGCCATAATTTGTGCACCAACAGATTTATATTGTTCTATTGCTTCTGATAATGCAGTCGGATCAATTTTATCTGTTTGATCAGGCGCATCTTTTCTTAAATCTATATTCATAATTTTACCTTTCGTAAAATGTGTATATAGATATATTTTATATTGTCAACTAGTTTTGAAAAATATTTATTTCGATTGGATAATAGGTTTTTTCCTGTCTGTCCCATTTCAGTAATTTATATTTGCCATTAGTCATATCAGAAACTATTGAACATGTCACTCCAATAATTGCAGGGTCACCGGATAATAATAAATAATCATCAACTTTAAAATTTTTTAATTTATCTTTTATTTGAAAAATTAATGGGCCAGGTGAAAAAATCATTTGAGCTTTTGCCGGAAGCATGACCGTAATTTCGCCATATTTCTGTGCACCCATTACATTATATTTGGGTTGACCGGTTTCTCTATCGACAGGAATGTCTTGTACTAAATAAACTTTACTCATTGACTTTTTTACTTTTATAAACTATATACACTTTTAGAAAGAAAAAGCAAACTATGAACTATAAATTTAAGACTAAGCCATACGAGCATCAATTAGATGCCTTAAAAGACTCATGGAATAAAGAAGTATTTGCATACTTTATGGAGATGGGTACAGGTAAATCTAAGGTATTATTAGATAATGCAGCAATGCTTTATGATAAAGGTGAGATAAATGCATTATTATTAATAGCACCTAAAGGTGTATATAAAAATTGGTATGACTCTGAAATACCTACACACTTACCTGACCACATTGATAAAAAAATTGTTCTTTGGAAAACATCTGACAAATCAATAAAACAACAAAAAATTTTAAATACTTTATTTCAACCAGGTGCTGATTTACGTATTTTAATTATGAATGTGGAATCTTTTTCATCTGGAGATGGGCCTGCTTTTGCATATAAATTTTTAGCAGCACATCCTAAATCAATGGTTGCTATTGATGAAGCGACAACAATTAAAACACCTACAACAAATAGAACTAAAAATATTATTGCATTAAGAGAAATCTGTAAATATAGAAGAATACTTACAGGTTCTCCTGTAACTAAATCACCTTTAGATTTATTTTCACAATGTCAATTTCTTGATCCATGGTTATTAGGTCATGAATCTTTTTGGACATTTAAAGCAAGACATGCTGTAACTAAAAAAATACAAGTTAATGGTCGTCAAGTAGAAATAGTTGTTGGCTACAGAAATCTAGGTGAGCTGTCAGATAAAATAAAATCATTTTCAAAAAGAATTTTAAAAGAAGATTGTTTAGATTTACCTGCAAAAAGTTATGTAAAACATTACGTTGAATTAACTAAAGAACAGAAAAAAGTTTATGATCAAATGAAAAAAGAAGCCATAGCATTTCTTGACGGTAAAATGCAATCATCAGCTACTGTTATGACTCAGTTAATGAGACTTCATCAAATTACTTGTGGTCATTTTACTGCTGATGATGGTTCAATAAAAGATTTACCATGTAGTCGATTAGCAGAACTTATGGATATTTTAGAAAAGATAGAAGGTAAAACTATTATATGGTCACACTATACTCATGATGTAAAAAGAATTATTGCTGAAATTAAAAAAGTTTATGGTGAAGATTCTGTGGTAGATTATTATGGTGCAACCGATACTGATTCTAGATCAGTTAATATTAAAAAATTTCAAACAGATGATAAATGTAGATTTTTTGTTGGAACTACACATACCGGCGGATATGGTATTACCCTTACCGCCGGTAGTAATATGATTTATTTCTCTAATGGTTATGATTTAGAGAAGCGTCAACAATCTGAAGCTAGAATTGATCGTATAGGTCAAACTAAAAAGATGACTTATATTGACATCATGGCTCAAGATACCATTGACGAACGTATTGTTAAAGCGCTTCGTAATAAAGTCGACATTGCAAATAAAATTATGGATGAAGACTTTAGAGAGTGGATTTAATCAATTTTTATTTGTTTTGGTTTTTTAGATTCCGGTGGATTATACTCAAGTTTAATCTTAAGCATACCATCTTCTAATTTACCATTATTACATTCAACATAATCTGCTAATTGAAATTGTCTTCTAAAAGATCTCTTAGCAATACCTTGATGTACGAAGTCTGCTTTTTCTTCTTTTGAAGAACCTTCAATAGATAATATACCATCTTCAACTTTAACAGTTACTTCATCTTTTTTGTAACCCGCTAAAGCAAGTTCAATAGTATACTTACCTTCAGTTTCTTTTTTTATGTTATAATGTGGAAAACCAGAATTGATTGTAGAAAGATAGTTGAATCTATCAAACATATCATCAAAACCGATTGCGTTATTTAGGAATGTACTTAGATTTGTCATATTAACCTCCATGTTAGACAGTTTATGTATAGGCCCTCCTAAAGCGACC